GTATTGCCGATAATTCTGACATATTACCAAGCATATCAAATACACGTTGTTCAAATGCTTTTCGTTTTCCTGGACTAAAATTTTTTGTATATTTATCTGTTAAACTAGACATTATCTTCTTCCATCAGGTTGTATATCTAATCTAAACGTACCCACTTTCCAGTGTTGTGCTAAACCGGTATTAGATATTTTTAAAGCGATCGCACGTGCACGCGCGCGCGTATCTATTTTAGTTGTACTTGTTGTAATATCAAAAGGACCTAATGAAGAACTTGCTTCCGAATCCGTTGGATAATTTTTTAAATTCAATGTTACTCTTGTTTCACCTGTTTGTGATAAAAAGTCTGGTAATACTCTTCTTATTTTCATCATCAGTTCACCATCACCAGCAAGTCCTTGTTGACCCAAATCAAAATCTCCTGATTGTATATTAGCTGTAATGGCTGTTGATGTTCCAGCTTTAATTTGATTGTTGCCTGTTTCATGTTCATAGTATGTTGTGCAACCATCGGTATTACCCACTGTTGCATCACTTGTTGAACTTGAATCATACTCCGTTCCATGCGGCTTGCCAAAAATTGCAGAATCTGCCCATGTTGATCTTGCTAATGAACTTGTTGTCCATACAGGTCGTTCAGGTGTTGAATCCATGTAATTATAAATCACTGATCTATTATTTGATGCTGCACCACTTCCAGGATAGAACCATGTCACTTCACCAAACAAGTTATTTAATCCTGCATAGATATGATTTTTATTAACTGTGTTAATATCATCATAAACATAATCTTCAACTAAACACGGCAGTGATTCTAATCTACCTGTATATCTAAAGAAACCATTTTCTGACATCCAGTAAGCTGATCCATCAACTTCTACCGCTGCATTTTTACCAATGAGTCCACAGTTGGTACCAACCTGTTGAAAAGAAAAAGTAAAAGGTGAACCTACAAATCTCATAATAAACATAGACGTATCTGTCCAAATATAAATGGCATCACGACCTCTTAGCGCTCCGACAATTCTTGTACCATCTGCAAGTCGCTGTGTACCAGCAGTGTTAGTTGCTGTAGGTGTCCATGATGTTAATGATTCTTGATCAGACCATCTTATGTACATATCATCTTGTGTTGATGTTGTACCAATCGTTGTTTCTGTACCAAAAGCAACTAAGTGCCGATCGGGTGTAGATACTAAAGTTTGTGTTGTTGCTGTTGGGCAACCTGATATAACCGTTGCACGAGTGGACGTTGCTCCTGCTGCATTGGCATCCCATTCAAAAGACGAGCCATCAACAATCGTTGCTATAAGTTTATTTCCAAAATTATCAAGTGTCCAGAGACCAGGAGCAGTTATAATATCTCCTGTTTGTGATGCACCCCATTTTGTATAGTCTGATGCATCAGTTACTGTTACACCATCTGAGTGTGATGCAGCAGTCGAGTTATCCGCACCTCTTGTAAGACCTGATAGTGTATTCGTTCCTGTTGTATTTGTTGTATAAGCAATACGCTCACTGTCAATTAAAACCGTTCCTGAAGCTGGAAAAGAAGCTGAATCTGATAGTACAACACTTGATGAACCACTTGTTAAAGCGCCATTTAAGGTTGCTGTAAGTTCTCCAGCAACGGTACCACCCCATAAACCTAAACCCCAACCAGCAGCAGATTCTTCAACCGCTGGTCCAATAGAATAAAAATGTTTAACTCTTACTCCTCCGGATGTACTGGCTCCCGATCCACTTTCGACCGATCCCATTTCGACTGTAAGGGTTGTGCTAGACGGGACGGAGGTGACCATGAAATTCGTATCGTCAAAATCATCAGAATCAAAATTAGAATTGGTAGCAGAGCTAAAATTATCGCAACGTATAATATCAAACTTAGATATCCCATGAGCGCTAGCAAACGTGATCGTAACTGTTGCATCGCTTTGTGTTGTTGTAAAGGCATTGGTTAAAGTTGTTGTACTTTTAAGAGGAGTTATATCATAAAAAGCTCCTCCTGAATAGACGTATAAAAATCGGTTTGTTCCTAATGCAGCATACTTGATACCTGCTGAACTAACAAAGTGGTGTAATGCTGTGTTTCTTCCTGTAAGTGTATTGTCTCCTAGCTGAGCCCAACCGCCTACTTTTTCAGGTGTGCCATATCTAAAACGAACAAAGTCACCACTGACCCATTGGTTTTCGCCACCCGTTGCGGTTACTTGTTTATTAAATCCAGGTGCAAATTTTACTTTTTGTAGCATAATTAACCTCTTCCACCAGTTGCGGCAGTTGCCGTGCAAGGTACACCATTTGAATTTACCATAGGTGCATGAGCATACGCCATATATAAATACCTTCTGCCAGTTACATTGGCATCGTTGGCACTATCACGCCACTTGAACCCATTATGTAAAAAATCCACACCGACTGTTCCATTTTCTTCTGCGTCAGTAGCATTCATTCTTAACTGCCAATTATTATAAGCACTATCTTTATTATGTGATCTCTTGTTATCCGTTACCATCCAATCAGTCGAGGCATTTGAAACGCACTTCACCATAAGAAAAGCTGGAGAAAAGCCCGTATAAACTACAGCTCCGTCACTTGATGAATTACCTTCATATGATCCAAATTTACTAAAACCTTGTTTGCCTGCCCAAGCATAACAAACCATTGTTCCACCGCTTGCATTAATATCAGTATAAGTACCTATTGAAAAAACAGTTGAAGTAGGCGCGGTATCTTGCCAAGCAGTCGCATCATCTACCACTGCTCCCGTTCCGTGCATAACCATATAGTCTGTGTGTGGATCAGAAGCAAAACCTTTGTGATAAACTAAAACTTCACTTGAGGCATTACGTCTTTTAAAAAGGAGCATTTCTGGAACAACTCCAAGTCCATGCCCAATTGTAGCATTACTGCCTGTACCAGAATATGTTGAAACCGAGAAACCAGCTGTTGTTGAAACACTTGTTGTTGTTGTATTGATTGAACCATCTGTATTTGATGAACCAGCACCAGCACCAGCTTTCCAGCACCAAGCTACAGTCGCAACACCATTATCGTTAACAATTTCGCCAGTATCTATACCCAAGGAGAAACCATCAGAATTAAAAGCTGTTAATGAAGTATCTTGATCTTGTTCAGGTCCTGCACTACTTGATTGTATTAAATTTGTAGCACCTCGTGCAGCATCAAAAAGTTTATGTCCTTCAACTGCACTACGTTCTTTTATCCAAACTAGATCAGGTTGCATATCATTTGTGCCAGCAAATGTAATATCTCGTGCAGTTGCATTTCCTGTCCAGAGAGCTGTTTGGAAATACTGTTGAGGATCGTCTATTGTTGTATAAGCTGCCATTTAACCTCCATACTCACCAATGTTTTTAGAATTTAATGCAAAATATCCCGAGGGGGGACTGTATTCAAATTTGCCTGATCCATCGGCATCTGCCGCATCAGAAGAATTTGCATAAGTTGGATCACCAAAATTAGTTTCACTATCAGAACCATTATAGGCTGTTGTTCCATAAACTGTATTTGTTCGTGTTCCAGCAGTCCAAGTATCAATAGCACCTGTTTTACTTGCTCCTGATTCGGGATCGCCTGAATTATACCAAGTGTTATTTAATCCATAATAAACTGCTCCATTATCCATATCAATTGCAAATTGTTTAATTGCTCCATCAGCTATTGAATCAATTGAATGTGCTGAACTTCCATCAAGCATAATATTTCCTGAACAATTAATACTTGATCCATTTGTTTTATAAGTCATACCACTTGAGTTATTTAAATTTGCTTGAAATGCACTTGTTTCTGCATCATTTTGAATACCACTTTCAGGCATTTGACCAACTGCATCTGTCATTTTTTCTTCCAGATACCACTTACCACTTTTAGGAAATGACATTGTTGCATAACAACTACCACCATCAGAAGCAGTATTGCCATTTAAATGTAAATTTCCTTGTGTAAGAGTTGCGTATGATCCTTTTATTAATGGACTGAGTGTTGCATAGTTGTTTGTAGGTGTACTTATGCTTTGATCTGTTGCGGCTATATTAGCTTCTGTGAGGTCCGTGCCGCCGTTTGCGTCGTTTCCTAGGTTACCACTTGCTTCAAAATCTAAATAAAATCCGTTTGTTCCAAATGATAATCCTGATACATCTATCGGCTTCCATATTGTTGGACTATCTTCATCAAACTCTCCAAAAGAAGTGGGTGCTAATGCTGAGCCATCTACTAAACAAACTTCAGCCATATAACCATCCCACCAAGACGATTCACCATCTAAATTTCCAACACGAACATCTGCACTACTATAATTCATAGCACTATCTTGATTTTGATCTGTTGTAGTATCTGTTGCCCAAGAAGTTATTTCTGTACCATTAATATAAATTCTCATTCTATGTGCTGCTGTTCCATTTTCAGAATCGTAAACACAAACTATATGCGTCCAAGCTCCGACATCTCTCCAATATTCGTTAGTTTTTTTAAAACCATTGTAACTACCACCAACTAAATTTCCAAATCGAATTCTATTAGCTGAATCCATTTCTATCGTAACATAATTAGTAGCATCTGTTTTAGCAGTTAATAAATATCTTATTGCATCAAAAGTAGCTCCTAATTTAAACCAACAAGAATAAGTCCATTTATCTCTATCTCCATCACTTTGAGTTTTAGTCATATGTGGATTACTTCCACGATCAAACCGACAGGAATTGGCTATTTCGTATGCTCCACCTAATGCTGATGCTACATTTCCTGGTAAAATTAAAGGCATTAACTCTCCAATGTTGGAAGTTCACCTAATGGTCTTGAACCATCAACATAAGTATATAAAGTTTCTATAGCTGCAGTATCTGCTGCATTTGTAATTGCAGTTTCTTGTTCAGCAGCTTTTGTTCTAACCGCAGCTCTGTGTGTTGTAATAGCAGAAGGCACTGCTGTACCTGCATCTGCTTTTCTAACAACATACCAATCAGTTTTTGCTAATTCTCCAGCAGCTTGTTTTTTAATTTCTCTAATTTTAATTGTTTTTAATCCTTCAACTGCAACTTCACCTTCAGTACCTTTTCCATCAGATTCATCTTGTGCTGTAAATAAAACATCGGCATGAGGTCTAGCTGTTGCTGAGCCATAGCTTGCTGTAATTTTTCCACCTGCAAAAGCAAAAGATAGATCGGTATTGATATACCAAGTTTCATCTTTTTGATTAGTGTTGTCGTATTCTACTTCATAAATACCTTTAGCTTCTAGTTCTGCTTTGCTCCATAATTCAAATATTTTTCTTGAATAACGAATATCGCCAATAACCATACCTTTTGGTTTACTTATAAGTTTTGTAATTGATCCTGATTCTACTAATCCCCACATATTATCTCCTATTAACTTTCACTCAAGTTCATTGTTCTACCCACTTCTTGCCAAATAGCTCCATTGTATCTAAAGACATGAATATCAGTTTTCGCATCGGTAGCTGTTTCTGTTGGTTCTGTCGACGCGGCGAATTCGAAAATGGTGTTCCAACCAATCGAATGAGAACCATTATAATTAATTTCTACACAAATAAATGCTCCTTCAACTGCATTACTTGGTGCAGAGAAAGTCGTATTTTCTGTGGTGATATGATAAGCATTAGGTTTATCAGAAGCATCCCAGGCAACTGCGTTCGATGATGAAGTTATGGCTTGTTGAGTTACATTAGCAGCGGCACTAAAGGTTGCTATACCACCTGCTGACATATCTAAAGTTAAAGCTGTAACAGCAGATCCTCCATCGTCACCTTTGAATATAATATCTTTGTCTTGAACACTAGCTGTAATTACAGCGTCACTTGAACTATTAGAAATATCTAAAATTGAAGTTCCTCCAGATTTAAATATTACATTATTACCAGCAGCATCTAGTATAATGTCTGCTGCTGCATCAACTGTTAAGTTATTTGCTGATATTGTTAAATCTGTACCATCACCTTCAATTTTTTCACTTGCTCCACCAAATTGAATTCCAACATTATTTGGAATTACAACATCTGATGTTGCACTTAAATTAATTTTAGCTCCAGAAGTAACTGTTAAATCTGTACTGTCGCCTTCAATTTTTTCACCGCTACCAAATGTAATTCCAACGTTTGCTGGAATAACTACATCAGTCGTTGCTGTAAGATTAAGGGCTCCTCCTGAAGTAACTGTTAGATCTGTACTGTCTCCTTCAATTTTTTCACCACTACCAAAAGTTATTCCTACGTTAGCGGGTATAACAACATCTGATGTTGCCGTTAAATTAATTTTAGCTCCTGAAGTAATTGTTAAATCAGTGCTGTCTCCTTCAATTTTCTCACCACTACCAAATGTGATTCCTACATTCGCAGGTATGACAACGTCTGCTACTGCAGTTAAATTAATGTTATTTCCTGCAATCGTTAAATCAGTTCCGTCACCTTCAATTTTTTCTCCATCATTTCCAAATGTCATTCCAACACCTGATGGAACATTAATATCTGTTGTTGCTGTTAAATTAATATCGTTACCAGATGCAAAAGTAAAATCAGTTCCATCTGAAGAAATATGTTCTCCACCGTCATCAAAGAAACATAATTTTCTATTGTCATTAATTCTCATGACTTCATTACCGTCATATTGTTGGAATACTAAGTCATCTGAATCAACACCTAATTTTATAATTTGCACACCGGCTGTGCCATCCATGTCTAAAGATAATTGTAGTGTACCAGCGTCTTTAAATTCTACGTTTCCACCTGCTGCATCAATTACAACATCGTCTCCTGAATCAATTGTTACATCGGCTGATGTACTTCCGTTTCCAATCGTAACCGCTGCATCACCAGCTGAAATATCATCAGCTGCAAGATCTGAAATAGTAACTCCCTCTTGAAAATATGTTTTAAATGTAGCGGCAGTTGTCAATCTCATTGTACCACCATCGTTTGTAAGAATTCCGTCAGCGTCTGCAACAGCAGTTGTTCCCGTTGAAGCGCCACCATCTATTAAATTAATTTCTGCTGCAGTTGTTGTTACTGCTGTACTACCTAGAACTAGTCCACTATCAGGAACCACGATTCTTGCGGCACCATTAAGAATTAAATCATCTGCAGATGTATCCCAAGTTAAATTTGCTGATGCTGTATCTCCATAAAGTATAACATCATAACCTTGATCATTAGCACCAATAGTTAAAGTTGCATCTAATTGAACTGCACCATCAATATCAACAATGTCTAAATTTGTTGTTCCATCAATGTCTGCGTTACCTGATATATCTAAAGTCGCTGCATCAAGTTCACCTGATAAAGTAATATTAGTTGCACCCGTAATCGCACCATCCATTGCAATGGCGCCATTAATATCTATTGTTGTTGCAGCAATTTGTATTTCTGTGTCTGCTACTAAATCTAATTGACCATCTGTAGATGAGTTAATATATAAACCAGTATCTCTAAAAAGAAGTTTGTTAGTGCTATTTAAAGTTAGCCCTGTACCATCTGTGTGAGTTAAAGTTGTATCTGAATCTGCACCAAAACTTAATACAGCAGAATCACTTAATAATTTAAGATCATCACCGATAACAGCATCTGCAGCTACTGAGAGACCACCGTCTGTTTGTAGTGAACCATCAGTTGTTGAAGTTGCGGCAGTCGTACTATCTGTTTTTATAATACCACTTGCTGTTACTGTAGTTGCCGTTAAGGCTTGTGCAGCAATTGTGCTACCTGATTGTGCTGTAAAAGTATTTGCTGTAAATTGAAAATCATCGGCTCCTGCAATTTTAATATCTATTTGATCATCAGTATCAGCTGTAATACTTGTGTCTGCATCAGCATCTAAAATAAATTCATTACCATCTAAATCAAATGCTCCTGTAGATGAAATTCCTGTGTCGATAACATCAGTACCATTACAATATAAAATTTTTGTTCCTTTATCAGTTGCAGCCCAAGTGACACCTGTTTGACCTGAAACTTTTATGTTAACGGTATACGCTCCAGTAGTTTGGTTATCTATAACCCATAATTTTTCTTTGGCAGTAACATGTATAGTTTGATTTCCTGTAATCGTTCCTGTTAAAGCAATGATCATGTTTCGAGCAGCATCACTTTGTCCTACTGTACCATCTGTATATGTTAAAGTTGTAGTTTGTACACCACCTGCAATAGATTGTGAAATATAACCACGAACTGCTTCTTCTAAAATTTGTAAATTGGTATTAGTTTTTGTTCCCCAGTTACCGGCGTTCTCGCCAGTTGTCATTAACTCTGTACCAATATCTGTATATGTCGATGCCATAATTTATCCTAAGCGCTTCCTACAAATACCTCTACATCACATGCAGCTGTATTTGCTTGAGCTGTAATATCTACTAAATCATTTAATGATACTGTTAATGCTGATCCTCCTGCATGCATCGTATCAATCACTCCACCACTGTTATCACCAGGATAAATAAACGAGTGACCAGCGTCTACTTTAATTGCAAACTCTGTACTGTCTTCATCTCTAAAAATTAGTGTACAGTGATTGCTTGAATCTAAATTTGTAATTCTAATATATCTAACATCGTCTTCATCAAATTGACCTGCTAGATAACTTTTTGATAAATCTGTTGCAGAAGTTGTAGCAAAACCTAACAGCCCTGTTTCTGTTGTTGAAATAGTTACGATTCGTTTAGCAATTTCATTAACACTAGAAATATCTAGTGATCGCTCACTGTTATAGCTGTTATTATTTAATGTGATTTCTTCTATTACTTTTACTGTTAGTGTTGCCATATTTTAATTCCTTACGGTGTCTGAGCCGGAACGGGTATACGAGGTTCTCCATCCGTATAATCGTCTCTTCTTCTTCTACCTAATTGTTCTCCACCAAACTTTTGTACTTCAGTTTGATATTTTTGTTCATAAAGTTGTAACATATCCATTGGACCTTTTAAATAGCCATATGCCTCAACTAAGCAAGCATATAATAAACCATTTCCAAAATTTAAGCTAATAAAATTTGTTGTGTTTGCTGAACTTAAAGCTAGAGGTCTTGCTACATAATGTAATTTATACATAAATGCTGAGCTAGGTGTAGGGACAATAGTAATTTTTCCTGAAGTTGAAGCTCCAGATCCTGTCGCTCCTCCAGACATTGCATAGTATTTTGGTGTTCCTGTTGTCGTTTCAGCAGCATCATATTCTCTTAAATAACTAATATCTTTTTTAATCAGCCAGCCATTTGCTCCTGTGGCTGCAGTCGTTGATGTGTAAACTTGAACACCTCTAACAAATAATGTGCCTGCAGGCACATTAATACTATCATTAGAAGCTACTAAATTTCCTATAACTTCTTTTCTATTACTATCAATAGGTACATCTCTAAAAATTCGAAGTTCAGCATTATCAATAAATTGATCTGTAATCGTACTTGATAATACAGAAGTTCCAACTTCAGTGTAGTTTTGAATTGCTGTTGTTAATGTTGAATAAGTAAATCCTGCCATATTATGCCTCTAAAGTTGCCGGACCAGCCGAACAATTATTGCCTCCTCCTGATACTCCTCCACTTGTAGCAGTGTTTGTATTCACAGTAAAGTGGTAGTAGTCTTCTGTGTTATCTATGTCTCCACTTGAATCTCTTTTACCAACTGTAATGGAATACCCGGATGAGTCAGCAATATTAGCTCCTGTAATACCATCAAAGCCTACTGGATTTTGATAAGCATCAGCATCCGATGTTGTATAAATTGGTCCTCTAAATCTTACTGTATCACTTGTTGATCTTCCATGAGATTTTTCAAATACATTTATAATTCCAGAAGAAGCTGCAATAGTTTCAAAAGGATTAGGTCCTAACATACCAACAACATCTTTTTCAGTTCTTGCTGGTCTTACATGTTCTAAACCATGTCCTTCTGTACCTGTTCCTCTTGGTTCTAGTTGAGGATGTTTTTCTTCGTATTCAGATTTATGCACTAACATACCATTCCATTCCTTCATCATTTCTCTGTATGGAAATTCCATGCCTGATCGGTCTGATATTGCTTTTGCGTATTTTCCTCTTGCGAATGCCATTATGTTCCTGGGTAATAAGTTTTAGGAAGAATATGAACACTTGTAGAAGAACCATCTTCTGATAGTGCTCTTGCTAATTCATCCTCATAAAATAATTTTAATTCTTGTGTTCTCTGTGGAGCGTATTTTTGTGATAAATAAAATGCTAATCCTGATGCCATACAAGGTACAAAACGAAAAGGAACATCAGTTGCATCTGTATAAGTTGCATCAACATCTTGTATTCTTTTTACAAAATAAATATGAACATCTTTTGACGCGGCTGTTGAATCGGGTGTTGTGTATAAAGTGACTGTTGTTTTATCTACAAATCTTTGTACAAAATATCTAGAAGGTGTTCCTTTAGATAATTTATTTGCTAATCCTGAATAAGTTGATCGATCTGTTTTAGTAAGAGCAGAATCTGCTTCAGATACGGTGCCTCTACCTGTTCTATATGTTGCTTCTAATATATCAGCAATACCATAAGTAGATGTTCCTGTTGTTCCACCAACTGTTGTTGATGATGTTCCATCACTTGTTGCTCTGTAGAAAGTGTATTCAGCTTGGCCTTCAACCAAATCAATATTAGTGTCTCCTACTTCCCAGTAGTGCAAACCTCTATTGCCCCATTCTTGAAATAAAATATTTAAAGAACGTCTTGCTGTTTTTAATTGATATCCCGAAACAGATTGTAAACCAATTCGTTCGTAAGCTTCTTCAATGATTTCATCTACAGCAAAAGTCTTATCAAACGTCACTGTTCCGGAAGTAGTATTAGCCATTCGCTACCTCCTATGCTGGTGTCTTAATAAACTCTGCTACAACTGTGTACATGTTACCATCATCAGCTTGACTTGGTATCACCACATTGATATCGCCGTTTGTATTATCATCAGTGCTTGGTGGTAATCCACCAAATTCTCTAAAATCCCAATACCCTGTTCCGACTAAACCAAGTAAAGGTCTATCTCCATCTGAATCTTCAAAATCTAAACGAGCGTGTGAGTCGCCACCATCTCCAGTATCACATGCAAACCAAATTCTTTGCAAAGCTCCGAGTTGTGCAACACCTGCTACAGTACGTGCTGAAGAATCAAAAAATACTGTTGTACTTGTGCTACCATCTGATTCTATAACTATTTTTAATACG